TCGGAAGAGTCAGTTCCTCGTAAAGGCCAGTGTCTTCGTTGTACAGGCGAACGGTCACGTGCTTAGGAAACCACGCGGTAATCCTTGCCGTGCGCATTGTCTGGATGTCGAACGACCCGAGCTTCGGGTTTATTGTGGTATCGATTGGGACAACGGCCACCACGCCTTCGTCAAACATTGACATGACAATGTCCTGCATAAAGGACCTACTTGTCTGGTCTAGATTGGCTTCGGTTGAGAGCACATTGTTCAAACCGGATACGATTTGTTCGGAAAACTTCCCATTTTGATCTAATCGGACGTGTTGAACGTTAACGCCGGCGACGTCAAGGGCAATCCGGTTGTAAACCGAGATAATGACCGAACGTTCGTTGGTTATAAACATCCTTCGGCGGTCCTGTCGGGTGTACGACCCATAACCCGTTTCACGGGATTGACCATCGGTCGGGTCACGATTCCTAAACGCATTGTATGCGTGCCTAAGTCTTTTGCCCACTGATTCTGGCAACAAAATCACCTACCTTATAGCCCAATTTTCGAGAACACTTTATCGAGTGCTGTATTCCCAATGCCAATGACTTTCGCCGTCGCTTCGGCATGAGTTTGACCCTCGTCCATCAACCGATTAACCTTCAAAATTTGTTTGCTGGTCAATCTATCCAAACCCCAATTGCTTGCAAGGTTTGTCATGGTATAGTTTTTGTTAAGGGAGTGTTTGTCTTGAGTTTGCTGACGAGTTGCGCGTACTGCGGCACCTTTAGAGTCGGCAGATAGGCGCTCTTTCCCTACCCCGTTGGGTAATAGGAGGCCACGAACAGTCTTTTCTCCAATTGTCCGATGATACGAAGAGAAGACTTCGCCGGCGCTAAGGTTTTTAACCTTCGTAGTGCCAATGGAGTCCATGGTGTCGAAGAAGATGACAGGTGCGCGAGCCTTAAAGGTCGAAAGACGAATGTCGTTCTCGTCTGGGATTGCGTCGTACCCTTGTTTCTTTAAAGAAGTGTAATACTTCGCAATGATTGGATGCGCGCCAACGCCCAATGCTAAGGAGTTATTAAACCGCTCATACATGGTGTTGTCAAGTTTGTTTGTCTTGGTTACATCGTACCCTTTGGAGCGATGAGAGGTAGTCTCGCCTTCATTAATGAGTGTCAGGACTTCCTTTTTGTTAGACTCCAACAGTTTTCCAAGTTCTGCAATGCGCTTTTCCTTCGACGGTATACGAATGTCTTTATTGGCCGTCATGGTTAACTGTTTCAGTTTAACCTGTCCGGGTTCATTCTGAATCATCCAAGATACACGCATCCGTCCAAGAACCCCTCGATAGAGATCTTTGTCTTTGGATGCATACGAAAGGAAAACGCCCTGTGTGTAGGTCATGTTGGCGCCTGTGGCAATCCTTTGGAATGTAGTCCCCTTTTTGAGGACCGTGTCGCCGGGTTTTAGGGCGGGTCCCCCACCGGAGCCAGAGGATTTATCCGCATTACGGACTCCCCAGTGCATTCCTTTAACACCATGGTGTTTGAGTTCGTGGTCAAACACGTAGAGGCGCATCATGTTATTCTCCATTCATGGTGGCCCTCCTATTTTGATGTTTGTGTATTATTTAGGTTCGTCTTGGCGGATGTACTGTGCTTTTTGGATACGACTTCCAATTGTCCCAATACCTATGGCCGTGGCCCCTACGCTTTTGAGAAGCGCCTTAGCTTTATTATCGCCCATTGCAACGTGCTGAGAGTAAGCCTTCATGGTTACGCCAGCCAAGCCCATTGTTAGAACGTTTGCCGCTACAGCGGCGCCAGTCGAGGTTCGTTTTGCTACTTTTTGTTCAATTGTGTCCATCTGGGCCGACCGTTTTGCCCGATTGGCAAACTTTGCAGCATCCTCGCTTGTCTTTGCATTGGCTGCTTTTTTGGTGTATTTCTTTGTGGCATGACTTTGATAGGTATAGGTTCCGCCTTTCGCTGCGGCTCGACTCATCCCCCATTTCATGCCCATAACGCCCATATGGGAGATGGCATGTTGGTCACTCATTCAAATGCCTCCTTGTTCAGTTTATACGCGATCCAGGCGTCCATTAACGCCGAGACGCTATCGATCTTCTGCTCGTAACGCTTCTTTAGAAGTTTACGATTGCCGTTTGTGTCTTCGATTGTAATGGAGTTGCCCATGGCAAAGGACATTAGTTCTTGATCAAACACAAGGAAGCGTTCCTCGGAAAGCGTTTTGAGTTCACCAAGAGGGACCGATTCTGTCTTCACGCCTTGAATCACCTTTTCTATTCCGAATGCGCCATTCTCTGCTTCCCAACGGGTTACAAACTCTTTGGCGTTGTATGGGTCGAAGCCAAAGCACCGAACGTCGTACTGGGAGTCGATTATGAATTTATCAAGGTCTTCGTAGACATCTATCATGTCGAGAACTGTGCAATCCAGCACCATTAAGGAGCCTTCTGCAATAAACTGGTCATACTTGATGCGCATTGCTCCGGGAAGTTTCATTAAAGTTAAGGATGAGATGTAGCAACGGGTTTTGATGCCGAACTTACCGCCTGGTATTGGGAATAGGAACGTAAATGCGCAGAAGTCATCTCCTTGTGAAAGATCGGCCCCCAAGGCGCAAGGCATAGACCAGAACTCTCTCTTCCTATGAGGTAATGTCTCTTCATAAGTAAAGAAGTAGGTATACCCTTCCATTGGGATTCCAAAACGTTTCGCCAGGATATCGTTTCTTGTCGCGGGAGCGTTCTCTGCTCTCTCTACATCCATTTGGTAGGCTTCATATGTAACCGTTTTGCCGATATTAGGATTGGCCTTCACCCACATTGCGGGATCGTTGACTTCCTTGACATCGTCTAACCGATAATACCAAATAGAGACGTGTACGTTGGGATAATCGCCCCTTAGGATGTTCATAAGTTCCATCTTTATTGTGTCTCCGGAACTATTACGAACCGTTCCCTCGGAACTAATTGCTAGGATGAAATAATCGTCTAGTTTGGAGGCACCTTGCTCGATTGCGCCGACAACATCCTCTCGAATATCGCCGGAGAGCCACTCATCGATGGTTGAGATTTTAGGTCTTAACCCTTGGAGTTTGTCAATTGACATTGGGCGGATCTCGAGAAGCGAACCAGTAAGAAAGTTCTCGACGCCCTTTTTGGTTGATGCCAACTTGACTCGATTGAGTCTTGACCCCGTGGTATTTTGCATGGAGCCTTCGGTTAGGAAGCGGAACAACGGCCCTCGCGAGCGCGTGATGGCGGTCCTGATTGGGGACATAACCTCATCTGCCTGCTTCATTGTTGGGGCCGTAGTAATTTGAGTTGTTGTGGATGTGTCGATATTGAGATAGTAACTTTGAATACATGAGGCGTACATGGATTTAGCCGCACCACGACCAACGATTAGGTATTGCTTATTGATCAGGCGCTTCTTGACTGACTTCCGAACGTACTTTCCTCCGGTCCCATCTGGACTTGGTTCGTAGACGCTTTTCTCAACGAAGTAGTACCACCCAAAGACTTGTTCGGCCCAAAGTTTAAAGGTGTCTAGAAGCACCAGGTCGGCACCATCCGTTAAGGTTAGCTCGCATTCGCAATATTGAACGAAACCTTCAACGGCATCCTCATCATAATAGACCCCTCGATTTGCGACAAGGTCGTCTATGCGATTCATCTCCATCGAGATTTCTTTGCATACGGGAATATGTCCCCGTAGCACATCTTCACGAAATTGGCCGTAGTATTTTGGAGTTGCCGTATTAGATAAACTCATGGGCCGTCCCTTATTTCTTCGGTTTCACGAAACTGGCTAATTCGCCGAGGTCAAACTTCTTTGTTAACGCCGCCTGCACTGCATACAAAGCCGCGCCAGCTATAACGGTTGTGGCGACTCTCTTACCCACGTCGATGAGCACTTGATTGGATGCCTCACGGCCAGCGTGAAGTTCCTGGGCGGTTAGTTCGCGAAGTTTCTTCTCCCGCTCAAGTCTACCGATTTTAGCGAGCAATTCGTCGTCGCTTAACTGCCTACGGTTCTTCATGTCCGCATGCCGGCTGCTTCTGGCCGCTTTGTCGACGACCTTATTCTCTTTTCCAAGATTTCTGGCATCGTTCTGCGCCTGGCGATTCTCTTTTCCGGATGGATGCGACTCCATATGCCCTTGAAGAGAAGCACGACGAACGCCCCACTTCATACCCATGACCCCGGCATGATACAAGGTCTCAATTGGGTCCTCTGTGCTGACGTTTTGCTGATCGTAGGGCATAGATATTGGACTGGCTGTGCGTTTGAGATTCCACACGAGATTTTGGATCTCGTTTTCCTTCCGCAGCCGAATAAGTAACTGGTCGAGTTCTGCATCGGTTGCGCCTTTTATAGTTACTGATTTATCAGCCATGGCTAATCCCTCCTTATGCTTGAATATTAAGTCTAAATTCGAGTTCTGCTAT